GTCCTGGATTAGCACTAATAGCATAGAATGCTCTAACGTCACAATCTGCTGGAATGTGAGTATCAGCAAAAATCTTTAATGATGTTGCTGGATTCTCTAGAGTTATTTCTTTGGAAATATACTGACATGCACTGGGATCATTAAAGAAAGTATTTACTCTAGGATCAGTAGCATAATTGGTAACTTCGGAATTAACTCTATTTGATGTTGCATATACACTACATCTTTGAAGTTCAATTTGAGGACTTAGTTTAGAATTAGTGGTTCCAAGGAAAAGTCTCATTTGCATAGATTTATTACCTTCAATAGAATCTAATTTGCGATCTTCATTTACCTTAGAGAAAATTGCTCTAGGACTATCAAGATAATTATTAGTATTTAAAACAACATCTTCAAATCCCGCATTTACATAAGGAATTTCATTTCCACTTATACTTTGCGTGGTAACAGTTCTTATCTGACCAGATAAAGAAGTTCCCTCCACAGTAGTATTGTGTATTGATGGTTTAATAATTTCAAATGGAATGTTTTTAGTAGCCTTCACATTATCTCCACCCGTAGACCTGGATGCATTGATGAACAGTTTAGGTAATGGTGTTCCAACGGATCTATCGGCATTATCAACTGACCCAATAGTTCCAAATTTTTCGGACATATCAAGTTTTATGTAATAAGAATCTAAAGTTATTGGATTTGTAATAGTTACTTCGCTTAAATCATGAGTTTTATTAATTCTAGCAAGACTTACTCCTCCCAATTCATACTTATAAACAGGCGTATCGGCTGGGTATGTTTTAGGAATTTCTCCCCTAGAAATAGTACCACTAATGGTTGATGAAGTACTATTGGTATATTCTATAATTTCTTCACCAATGAGAATTAATCCAGTATTAGTCGTAGAGACACTAGCGTTTTCAAATGTTGAGAATCTATCTCCAGTTCCACTACTTACCTGTATTGGATCTGTAGATGATTTACTATATTCTGCAGTCAGTTTTGTGGGTTTGATATCTGGCAGAATGCCCGAAATTCTTACAAAGTTATCATCAAAATTCATTCCATGATTTACATGGTTGACTTTAATATGCAAACCATCAGTAATAGATTCTATTCCATTTGAAGGAATTGTCACATCTCCACCATTGCTACTATTCAATTCTCTTTCAGTATTACTATTGTCAAAGAAACGAATAGTTCCAGCGGCCCCAGTAATAAATTCTCCTTGAACATTACCAATGACTAATTGAGAAGTAAGTCCAATACCAGTTAATGTAAATCTTGCATTTGTACCAACACTTAACCCAATTGGATCTGAAGATGATGGTGAAGGTGATGCAGCACTAATAGTAACTACGTCACCAACCTGATAACCATTTCCACCATTACCAGTAATTGTTGCTGCAATAGCAACACCATCTTCAATAGTAACATTTGCGACTGCTCCAGATCCCTTACCGGAAATTGAGACTAAGTTAACATTTCCATAACTAAGTTGTCCATCAGCTGGAGTATATCCAACACCAGGATTAGTTATTGACATTGTTCCGACTGCACTGGCAGCAACTCCAACTAAATCTCCCTCTGCAGTTCTATTAATAGAAGTTCCTTGGAAGAAAGTATTACCAAGAACATAACGATCATCAGCAACTGTTGTTCCAAGTCCAACACGAATTTCGTTTGAAGAAATATTCAAAGGATTTTCTTGAAGAGTAGCAACTTGCTTATTACCTTGGGTTAATTCTGGACTGTAAAGATCAACAGACCCAGACTCTACAAAGTCCGCTCTATACATGGTAAATTTAAGATCTTCCCATTGACTTGCTTCCCAAGTAGATGCATTCTGGGATTTGAATAGAGATCCGAGAGTTGGTTGGTTAGAAATGTATGAATCCGTAAGGATGTCATTTTCACCAACTCTAGAAATATAAACACTATACTTAGTTGAGTTTGAAATTAAACATATTGCATATTCAGTACCACCTTCTAGGTAAACTGGTGCAGCAAATTCAAAAGTAGTTGCTACAGAACCATCCGTAGAAGTGTTAACATTTTCTGGATAAACGAGAACTTCTGAAAGATCAAAATACTTGGCAGTTGGGAAACCATTGTTCATGGTTCTTATTTGGAATCTAACAGGAATATCATCATCATCTTTTGTGCGGAAGAAAACATCGCATTTTGTTACAAATACTCCTTCAGGATCTTCTGCTGCCGAAACTTCAAAAGATTGTGCAAGAGGGTCATAATAACCAACAATTGATTCACTTACCGTTGCTTCTCCAAGATTTCTAGTGGCAACAATTTCAGTGTCAAGAGTTCTATTAACTATTTCATCTTCAAATAATTTTTTCTGCTCAATTTTAGCATTTCTAATTGAAAGAATTTGATCCTGAACAGTTTCAATAGTACCAGCAGTTACATATGCTTCTTCACCAACAGTAGTTGCAGCATCTTGATCATTATCTGGATCATTTGTTAATGTAAAGACATTAGTTCCTGTTTTGAAATTAGGATTATCACCATTGTCTGGGTCTGGAATGAAGAAACTTCCTACCAAAGCAGAAGATTTGTCCGTTACAAGTCTTACATTAGATACTTCTGCCTCTGCACCACTAGTTTCTCCACTTAAAATCATTCCAGTTTGAATATGACCAAAGAAGTCTCCTTGTGGTTGATTTGCAAGAGAGTAAGTATCTACATTCAAGATAATTGAAGTAGATGAATATACCTCGGGAATTGTTTCACCATCTTTATAGGGATTATCTGGATAAACTTCAGTTGGAGAATCATAATCACCTTTTCTATGATTAGATTGAGCGACTCTAAAGTTAATTTTCGGATCAGTATCTTTCCCTTCCTCGCCAAGCCCTGTAGCAAGAACTCTACCTTGTACAGTTTCTCCAACCTGGAAAGTTCCAGATTTCATAGTAATTTCAATAATTTTAGGTACACAATACTTGCTTACATCTTTTCCATCAAAGAATGCGTAGATTCTAGTACTTGGTTTTAAGTTTGCTGCATAGAATTCAACATTTCTAGACCTTACGGTAGAAATGATTTCCGTACTTACGACTTTATCTCCAATAGAAAGTTCGTCAAAAGTTTCAACGACCTGATATTGAGTTCCACTTCTTGACTTTGTACCAGATTCGTTAGTGTTAACAACATCTTGTTCAACTGGTTGCGTAGTAGTTTGTTGGACTCGTTCAGCAGGTCCACCACTACCACCATTAATCCATCCACCACGACCAAATGTAGTACTAGAAGTAGTACTACTTGTTTGAGTAGTAGATTCTGTGGAGGTTGTTCCTGACCAATTTGTTTCCCAAGAATTCCATATTTCTGAAGCAAATCCAGTCTCAGGATCAACACCATATTTTTCTTCAGCCTCAGACATAACCTGAGAGTAATTGCCAATGGTATCAATCGTTCTTGCTTCCATTCTATTCTGGGTAACCCAATTATCTGAAGCAGGTGTTAATACTAAACTTCCTTGCCAGAAACTAATTAAGAAAGGAGTTACACTTTCGGTTCTAGTTGCAAAGGATTGCTTAATAAATTCAATATCAGAGTAATCTAGACTCAGTATATCATTCTGTTTTCTAACATTTGTCCCTTCTATGGTTGAATTTCTTTGATCTGCTGTTGTATCCTCATCAACAACCGGTCCAGTTTGCAATGTAAACGAATTAGTACTATGCTTTGGTCTAAGAATTTGATTTGTTTGGTCAATACTATTTTTTCTACTCAATCTATAATCCTGAGTAGCAAAAGATGTAAAATTATCTACAAAAAATCCAGATTTAAATCTATTCAATCCATTAGTGTCAGGAATAAATTGATTTGCTGTAGATGACTCCAGCATAGAAAGTTGAGTATAATACTCTAAATTTCTAATTCTATCTTCCAATTTCTTGATATCTTTCATTTGATATCTCTTGTACTTCAAGAATCTAATAGATGATTGTTGTACGTTATGAAGATATGGTGGATACTGAATTTCTGCAATTTCAATAGCATTATCTGGAGATTCTGGTTTAGATCTCTTCGGATCATCCGAAGGAGTTCCAAACTTCATTTGGAATTTACCATCTTTATGCAGATATAACCTATCAATTCTTCCTTGATAGTATGCATAGTCTAAGAAAATAGTTTCATTAGATGCTAAGATATTAGGAACAGAATTTCCTGCAGTATTAAATGATCTACCAAGAAACTCTAAAGGGGATCTAGAACCTTCTGCTACTGCATATTCACTAACTCTAGGACGCAAATCGATGATATCAGTATTTAATATACCATTAATAGCTTTAACTTCTGTTGAATAATTAAAATCATTATACGATTCTACGGTAACAATATCTCCAGTATCTGAAGAATCAAACGAAGCACTTTTGTAATATATTTTTATTTTATTTTTTGGTGCTTCCGAATCACTTTTTCTTGTCAAAAATCCATAATTATAAATTGTATTTCTTTGTCCTGACCCAAATGTATAATTTGAAGAAATATTAAATGAAGTGGTATTTAAACTGGCAACCCCTCCAGTAATAGAAGATTCTTGGAATACTACAGTTTCTCCTTCAATAAATTTAAAATTATTTTTGGGAAGATACCTTATAACTGAAGTATCTTTAATTTCGGCAAATACTGCAACAGCACCACTTGTTTGTCCAACAATTAATTCGCCAATGGTCATATCTCCAGTCGAGGCACTAGGACCATTTAACTGAGTCAAAGACATTTCTGGAGCACCAAAACTATCATCCGTTAAATTTACATCAGATGTTTCATATATTGAGTGAATTTGAATAACATCAGGAACATTTAAAGAAATTAGATCATCTTGGAGTCTTGTTCCAAAAGGATATTGTCCATATGATAATCCATCATTTATAGTTGTTGAACCGATTCCAGATGATGGATTTATAGATTTGTCAACTACTAATGTTTTAACTCTATTTTTAATTTTTTTCTTAGCTTTTATAGTAGATTTTCTTACCGTCGTTATAAGTTGACAATCTTCATCATTAAGTCCAAGACCTCTAATTTGAAGTTCTCTTAAATTTGCAGAGAATACAAATTTATTGGATGAAAGTGACTCGGTTGTTCCATCAGATCTGATAAGAGAATATCTTTCGTCAGAATATGGGAGATAAGTTTCTCCTTCTGGTAAAGTGACTGTTGCAAGACTTGTAGCATCTAATCTATTATCTGAAATATTTACGGTATATGCTTTTCTAATTACTATTTCAGCATCAGTTAAGTCAACAACAGCAATATTGCTTTTTGGTAGTTCTGTATAAAATGTATTGTCAGAAGATGAATCTAGTTGTGTACTAACAACTTTAAGGTCAGATGTTGCAAAATCTGACGTTGGGAGTTTTCCATTAACAACACCAGCAACAGTTGTTACTCCAACTACTGTTACTTCAGTTGTAGTAACGCCTACAACTCTTGCAAGAATTGGATCTTCAGATGTACTAAGATCTGAATATTCAATCAAATTATTAACTTTTATATTTCCTGGAAATAATTTATCGGTGCTGGAAATAGTACTAACTCCACTGAGAGCGGTAACTGACGCAACACCTACAAGTAATGATGGAGTTTGTATGATATTTGCACTAAATGTATTGATTCCTACAATATTAATTCCATCTGTACCTGCGGCTATTCCTGTATCGGAGTAAACAGATTTTACATCTGAAATTTTATGAGAAATGACATTTACTGCTGATCTATTAACACTGGTTGTTTGAGTAGAAATTCCACTTCTAAAAATTAAAGTTTCATTCTTAATAAACTCTCCTTTTTGATCATATACAGTTAATGCAACTCCAGCACTAACAGGACTTCTTAAGAATGCAGTTGCTCCACTACTATTACCCTCAACATGTGAAGGAATTGATAAATCTATAGCCTGATTAACTGTAATATTAGTAAATGGTTGCACATCATACATTGACATTCCCCACTCATTATCTTGTGGGAATGATGTATTGTATGACCCAGATTCTAATCTAAAATCAAATACTCTTGCAAAACCAATTTCATTTCCTGGAGCTGCTTCTGAATTTACTCCAACTCTCTGATCTCTTAGACTTAAAATAAAAGTGTTACCTATACCAATTGTTGGTGATCTATAAACACTATTGAGTTTTAATGTTGGTCCGGTATTATATGGGAAGAATTCATTCTCAATAGTTCTCGTAACTCTTGGTTTTGGTACATCAATAAAGGTAGGACTTATTGTTTCGACTTCATATCCCTTTACATACGCTTTACCGGGAGATATTCTACAGACCGATAAATCTGGGCTAGGAGTTGATCCTCCTGCAGTAAATTGACCTTCTTCGTATAAACCTTGGTTTCCTAAATTATTGTTTAGGGAATTTACAATAGATACATTAAATGGTTTTACAATATAATGTCCACTTTCGTCATATGTTCTTCTCGCTAAAACATCAGAAAGGTCGTTGTAAAATACTGCACCGCCACCTCTTGCACTTCCTCTCCTTGTTGGTGCTTGAAGAACACCATCAACAACAGTTCCTAAAAGAATAAAATTATCGTCGTTAAAATCGTCAAGAGATTTTTTAAATAAACTTGCAGTAATTTTAAGTCTATCTGCACCAGGAGCTCCATAATTATTAAATCCTTGAGAATTGTCATTTAATGTCTCATCAGAATTTGAGTTTACAATCTCTTCAGAAATAAACAAACCAATTCTATAGTTGGGTTTGTTTGAATATTGATCTAATATTAATGATTCTTTATTTACATTTACAAAATATCCACGAATGAAATATACTCCATTTTCAATTTGGAATACAGATCCAGTTGAAGTTGAGTTCGATGCTAAAGTATTTGCAAATGGAGCTCCAACTGAGATAGTTGAATTTCCTAATAATCCAGAAGTTATAATTTGATTACATGTTAAAGATTCGCCATTAGAAAATGTTTGAGTAGTATTATCAACTTTAGAAGAACCCGCATAAGAAACATAAAGAGTTACAGTACCTCTCTCAGAATCTTCTGCTGATAATACATTATCGACTATTGCAGTAACGCCAGAAGTTTGTCCAGTAATTTTTGTACCAATTAACTGATCTGCATATGCTTCAACAGGAACTCCTTGAAATGTATTTGCAAGTTGAACAGAATAATAGAGTTGAGAATACCCAGTATTGCCTGGAATTACTTTAGCACCCTCTTTAAAAAAGTGCTGACCAAACTTTTCTACCTGATTCTGCAGAATTGACTGCAGAGTCGTTAATTCTCTTGCCTGAACAGGATATCCAGGTTTAAAAAGTACCTTGTGGTAATCGTTCGTTGCATCAAAATCGTCAAAATATGGTGCTACGTTAAGGTTTGTCTGCTGTGGCATAATTCTTTAGAACTGCAAGATAACTTTTATGTCTTCTTTTTGATTTGACGATCTTGTTATAGAAGGTCTATTATCTACGTATATAATGTTTCCAGAATGCTGTTTTACCTCTGGGGATGCAACGCCTGTAGTGAAATCCATTCCAAGATAATATGTACGATTATTTATCGTTGTTTTGTTATCGCTAAATGAACTATCAATACTCAACTGCAATCCTGTAGATGGTGTAATCGTAAGAGTTCCATCTCCAGTTGGAGTACCAGTAAAACCTCTTAGCAGAAATCCGTAAGTTGGATCAGTAACTCTATTACCCGATGTTGCAAATCCAGCAACAGTTCTATCTTGCCAAAACTTTAAAACTCCAGTATTTTGGTCATAATTTACAACTCTACCCACTGCAGTAGCACCAGTTCCAACTATTTGAGTAACAAAAGAATCAGGTGTAAAAGTTGCTTCACTATATCCAACACCCGTCAATTTTAGAGCACTAACTGCGCTTGCCTTATCTATTTCTAAAACTGAACCTCCAGCTGGAGAAAGTGGGTTTTCTACTACTCCAATTCTAGCAAATTGATTTCCTGTGATAAAATCTGGATTTTCATTATCACTTTCAATTCTAGAATACATTAGAACACTATATGCTCCAAGTTCTCTGTAGATGTCAGCACCATGTCCTCCCTGTGGAGGAATAATTACGTCAAATGTTGGTCTAGTAGTTCCTGTAGGAATTCCTCCACTTTCATAATCTAAAGTTCCAAATGTATATCCAGATCCTTGAGCAGATACTACAACTTCATCAATTTTAGAATCCCCATCAATAGTAACAGTGCATTCTGCTCCAGATCCATCTCCTTTAATTGGTACTCTTGTATATGTTACATTTGCTGTTCCTAAACCGACCCCGCGATTAGTTGTTGTGACAATTTTAATAGAACCATCTACAGCATTTTCTCTAACTAAACTGGTATCATTACTAGTACTCCAGTCTGTCGGAACTGGTTGAAAATCTGTAGAGTCAAATTTAGTAATATCTGCAGGTTTAATGGTATAAAGATACTTCCACACATAGCCATCACCACTAGTTCCGGCTGCTCTTGGTTCTAAATCTGTAAACAATGGTTCATCTAAAGATGGTCTACCAAGAGTATTTTCCGGGTCTGTTCCATTTTGAAGACAAATATAAACTCTAAAATCACTATTCAAAACGTAAAAATTTGAATTATATAAATTAGTGGATCCAGAAACAGAAGCAGTATTTGATCTACTGTAATCATGGCGATACATATCAAAAGTTGTTCCAGAGGACCAATTTCGCTTTGGAACAACCTGCCTTACGTCAGAGGAATTAATCCTCTTCATCGCAATCATTGTATTCCAATAATCATTCTCCTCATCAAAATTGTCTTTTGGTGCCGGAGGATTGTCGTTCCATGTCGTAGAATAATCTGTTGGATTTGGAAGTCCAACAAAAGAATAATAGGAATTACTAGCATTAGCAATCCCGGCGACAAAATTCTTTGCGTTTAATATTCTAATTTGATCAGTTATAATTGCAGCCATTTTTGACGGACTTTTTTACTTATTTATTACAAAAAATCATGTGAAATTTTTGTACCTAATATATCTAGTTCTATAAACTTTAGATGAGGTAGATATACCGGTCAATCCATTTGTTCCTATTCCAGACAATGTATTTGCTGGATATGAAATTTCTTTAGTTCTTGCTTCTAAAGTAATCTTACCCCAAGAGTATTCTCCAAGGAATGCGCCAGTTGAGAATCCTAAAACTCCATTGGGATTGAGGTTAGTGTTTACACTTACTTTAACGACAGTTGTACTAACTCCAGCAACAACTTGAGTTGTCAATCCTACAGAATTAACAACATATACATTATCAATAAACTCCGATCCAATTCCAATAATTGTAGAATTATCAGTTCCAAGAGAATTTATACTTGTTGATGCTGCGCCTAAATTAGAATTTCTTACTATGAAATAATCCCCAGTAGATATTCCACTTAAAGTCACTGCAGTTCCAACTAAATTAGTATCTCTCATATCAGAATTGAGAGGAATATGAAGATGGAACATCATTCCTGTTGAACCAACTCCAACAGATGTTGTTCCAAGTCCAACTACTATTCCAGAATCACCAAGGTATTCAGAATCTAATACATTACAGGTTTCGGTTTGTTTTGCTGGAGGACCAATAAAAACTAACGGTGGATTAGTTTGAGTATATCCAGCACCAGGATTAGTAATAGTAACTCCAGTGACAACTCCATTAGTGATTGTTGATGTTGCTGTTGCTGTGGTAGACCCTATGCCAACACTAACATCTGGTGCCGTTGAATAACCAACTCCACCATCATTTACAGTAATTGAAGCAATCGTACCTGCAACTGAGACAACAGCGGTTGCAGACGCTCCTACAGTCGTTACAGGATTAATTAAAGTAACTGATTTTCTAATTGTTTCTCTAAAGTTAGAATCTACATTTTCATTATTAAGATCAAACATTGGTCTTAATCTATCAACATAAATGATAGTAACTCCAATTCCGATTGGATTTATTATATTTGCAATTGGATTAATAACTGGTTCGTAAAGTTCTCTATCTTTACCAACTTCTTGTCCGTTAATAATTTTATCTTGAGTTTGTCTACACCACGTAATTGGTCTTTCGAAGGTAGTATCCCTAGTATTACCTGGACCAAAATATGGAAGAGTGTTAGCTCTATCAACATTAGTTATTGTACTAATTGTTCTTGCATTTTCCTGTTGATATGGTTTTTGTCCCAAATCTGGATCATAATTTAAAGTAACTTCATCTCCATATTTAATAGTTTCAAGAACTTCTCTATCAATAACATCAAGATTACTTCCACTTCCTTTATAGAAATTGATTGTAAGCGTATCACCAATCTTTAGTGGTTCTGTAAATGTTATTTGGGATCCGCCATCAAATTTGTATGCGTTTCCAGGAATTTGAAGTATCTTATTTACAAATACTAAAAGCAACTGATCAAGTTCAATTTTAGATCCTTTTGCCTTATTAATAGATAATGGAATACCTGCTTTAAGTAATGGGAAATCAATTCTATCGCCATCAATAAAGTTACTAACATCATCAAACGTTTCTATAACCCCTAAGGACCAACCAGTGAATTCATCTCTAATAACTTTTTCTATTTCAATTTCAAATTGATTTGATGAGGTAAATGTTGATGTAGTTGGAATTCCAGTAGTTCCTCCAAATCCAACAGTAAGAGTTTCTCCATTACCATATCCATAACCAGTATTTCTAATCTCAAAACCAATAATACTAGATCCCTGTCCAACAACAACATCAATTGTTGCTTGTGTTCCTAATCCAGTTACTCCAGAAGTATATTTCAAAGGAATATTTGAATATGAAAGTGGGGAATCAATTACAATTTCAAGTGGTTTATTAACTTTTCCACATCTTGCATAGAAGTGTTCTCTAGTAGAAATTCCAGTGTTTATTTCAAAAGATGTAGAGTCAATAACTCTCAAAACATTAGATCCATCTACTGCAGGATCATGACCACTAGCTGAGTTGTTATTAACTCTTGGGGCAATAATAGCAGGTTGTGCCACTCCACCACTTTGATAGAATGTTGGAACAGTAGAAACTCCAACGTTTGTCACAAATTGGGTTGAACTATTAACTGCAGTTACTTTAGAACCACAGTATGCAGGATCAGTTGTTCTTGGATAAACGTGAGTAGAAGATCCACCATCTAAACCACACGTAAATGCTAATCCAGTAAGAATAACATCACTTTTTTGCCCTGTAGTAGACAAGTTATGTGCAGCAGATGTTGTAACTGTCATAATACCAGTTACATTATCATAAATTGCACCTGAAACATTGACAGGACCAGATCCAGTATAATTACACGTAAATGCAATTCCAGAAACAACAATATCATCACCAATCAATAATCCATGAGCAGTTGATGTTGTAACTGTAGTCACTCCCGTCGTGTGTTCATAACCAACATTTGATATGTCTCTTGGAGCATAGAATACTCTATCAGTTGTAATCGCTACTGAAGTTACATGACCTCCAGAAACAGTCGCTGTTCCGATTGAGACTATATTAGTGCTAGAAACATCAGGTAATTTTGCATTGACATTAATAGATGTCTGCACTCCAGATCTATAACCCGATCCACTATTACCAATACTAATAGATGAAATAGTTCCCAATCCAGAAATAATTGCAGTACCGCCAGCAACAACTAGTGGTTGATAACCAAAACCTGATATCGATCCAACAGAAACAATCATTCCACCCTTAGGGAAACTACTAATACCAACATCAGATGTTACAGTTTGTGCAGATCCCACAAAACTAATTGAAGTTATGCCAGTGTTTTCGGAGAGAGTATAATTATTAGCATTTCCTGGAGTTTGGAATATGTCATTTATTAATACAATAGCTCCTTCATTATCAATTCCAGTTATATTTGTTCCATCAGATTTAAGAGTAAACTCATTTTCAATTCCATTAAACTTATCAGAAATATCATCAAAAACATAATTTTTATAATATGTTTCATTAACGGTATTTAAAGCCGCTGTTCTCATAAAACTTCTTCCTTGGAAAGTAGAACTAGTAGTTATTCCAACATAGTCTCTTTCATCTGGTTGATTTGTTGTAGTTCCAATTGGAGTGTTTCCATATGGTGCTTCAACAAAATTGAGTTTATTTCCAACAATATTATAATTTCCAACAACCTTTGTTACTAACTCACCGGTTACGATTCCAGACTGGATATTTGTTCCCATCCATCCTCTACGAACAGTAATTGCATTTGTAGTTCCAATACCAATACTTTCAATCTTCATTATCTCATTACGAACTTTAAATAGATCTCCACCAAAGAATGAGGTTATTCCAGAAAATTTAATTATATTATCGGTTGTTAAAACTTGATCATCTAATGTTGTGGTAACTGCCGTAGAAACAATTGGTGATTGGATTAAGTTATCAATTGCAACAAGTACTTTTGGATTTTGGTTTGTTGCAGTAAATGAGTGACCAACTCCAACCCCAACTGAAGTAAAATCAAGTACTTTTGGAATTGAGTTTAAAGCATCTTCAGCACTTCTAGCAAGTTTAATAGTGTTGTCATTGATTTTAATTGCAAATATTCCAGTTTCTGGAAGTAATGTTGTTGTAACACCAGTTGCAGGGAATGTAGTCTGAGCAATACCAATAGATTGAGTAATTCCAATACCAGGGCAAGTATATTCAATTTGCTCACCCGTCACATAGAAGTGATTTGGAATTGTAATTGTATTTGAATCGAGGTTGACAATTGAAGTATTATTTCCTTCAAAGGCTTTTATAAAAATAGTATCGTTCTTGTGAGTTAGTTCAAATTCTCTCTTTATATCTCTATCAGTTCCAGTATACGTACCATATCCCGTTTCTATAGTACCATTAGTGAAATCAATAATATCTTTTGTATCATCCTCAATTCTAAGAGCATTTGTATAAACATGAACTCTTGCATCAATTCCTGCTATTGGTGTAAAGAGAACTTGAGTAGTTGCAGCAAGTCCAACAGAATTTGCTATTACTCTAGAATCAAAAGTTCCAAGCCCAGAGTGAGTTTGAATATTTGCAAACTCTGTATCGAATGTTTCTGAAGATGTTTCTCCTTCAATATGATCGTCAACAACAAAATATTCTAAAAATTCATATCTATCATTTGTTGTATCGTGAATCTGAATCATAAAATATCCAGCATCATATCTATCAATTTCAGTAGAAATGTGACTTGGATATTCTGCAACAACATTTTCAGTTGGAGAACCAGATGATGCAATATCAGTCATAACGGATTGTAATCTGGCATGTTTAATATCAACAGTTGAAATTCCTGAAGATATTGAAGACAAACCAACAACAATAGTATTAACTATCGCATTAGTTCCTATTCCAGATGGATTAAAGTCAACTTTAATGTTTGATCCATCGAGACGTGCCGTGTAAGTTCCAAATCCAATTGCGCTATATCCACTCGGTGAAGTAGTTAACTTACCATATTCTAAAATAGAAACATCTGATCCATCATGAACAATATTAAGTTCTTGAGCCTCATATTCATTGCCATTGAATGTAGCAGTACTTCCATACGATGGGTTTGTAACATCTGGTGTAATTTCAACAAGAACTTTCAGTGAATGATATGTATTACCAATACTTACAATTGTTGCAGTCGTTCCAGCACTTACTATTGTGCTCTCTGAATCAATTAAAACTCCCCCGATAGAAGTAGAACCAGTACTTAAGAAATTATCATTTAAATTATATGAAATTGTTGTAATATCATAATCATTTACCGATGATTTAATTGGATAGAATAAAAGTTGACCTTCTGTACCAGAAATTGAAAAGTCAAAAGATCCTTGATCATATACTGTTTCCAATCTTGCATATTGATTAATATACCCAATTGCATCATCATGAATAAGATCGACAATTAAAGCTTGCCTCTCTTGAGTAAATCTCTTATCTCTAAGATAAGTAAAATATTTTCTAAATCTAGAATCACTCAACTTAAACGTGTTAAGAACACTAAAAGCAGTTGATCTTGGATTGCTATTAAATTTGTCACTTATATCATCAATAGAAAGAACTCTATTTCCAGATGATTCTGAGAAATCAGTTAAAATTTTATTGTTAAAAGCAATTTCGTTAGAAAGAATTCTACTCCCATCAGAGAAATTTAAATTATTTTCTGTTGCAATATCAAAATCAAATACACAATTAAGATCTATAAATCCATCCAAACTGCTGACAATAGTAACATCGGTCAATTGTGTAGTAATACCAACAGTTAATGGTTGATTTGTATTTGTTGCTTCAATTTGCAAATCTCCAAATTTTCTATATCCAAGAGTATGATTTATTGAAGATATTGCATCTTTCCAAGTATCAAATGGAACTGTACTCTTTAAAGAATATGAGAAATTTTGGTAGTAAAGATTATCTTGCAGTCTTTGTAAATTGTCGTTCAAAAATCCTGATCCAGTTTGGGTTCCACTGAATATCTGAGAGGAAACATCTGTTTCAAAATAAGATTCATATGAAGTTACTGAGGATGCAACTCCAGATAATTCTGAGGTAAGTCCTCTTATGATATCTCCACTTACAAAGTTATCACTAGAAAGAACTCTAAGGGTTTTTGTTGTTCTATCCCAACTCTGAATAATACCTTCTTTACCATTAGTAGTAGCTCTTTCTCCACTAAGATAATTTGCAGTTCTTAATTGAATATTAAAAGTTGGGAAATCCTTTTCTGCGATTATCATTCCGGAAGAATTAATTAAATCAATATCTCCTGGGGTTTCTCCTTCATTTAAATGGTTTGATAAATTGTATGAAACACTTCCAATCCCACCAATATTAGGTGTTACAGAAGTGAGCGTGAATAGTTTGTATCCATAATCTTTAGAGTTATATCCTTTTTCAGTACCACCGATACTAATGTTTTCGATCATAACTTGATCTCCAACTTCAAACGGGAATGTCTCACTAAATCCAACTGCCATCTCAACAGATACATCTTTGGTAATTGTACTAAATCCAATGGTACTAATACCAACTCCATTAGTATTTCTTATTGGCAACACTGATGGAGTAGAGTTATTAATTCCTCTAGTATTACTTAAAATAGTTACAGTAGAATCACCAAGAGAATACTTAGTCGAAAGATCGGTTATTTCGTTACCAGTTTTTCCGTCAAAATATATTAAATCTGGCGCTGAAGAATATCCTCTACCTCCAGAAGTTATCGTAATACTTTCAATTTTAGCAAAAGAATCAACATTAATGATTTGTGGTAAAGAAGCACTTGGTTTTAAAGTTTTATCTGTTGGAAAATCAAATCCAATATCATTAATTTTTACCTTTTCAATAGTACCAATACTATCACTAACAGATATAAGGTCTCCTTTTTCTCCATCAATAGTATTAATAGAAACTATTGAAGGTAAAGTGGTGTAATTTCTTCCAGAACTAGTAACTTCTACTGTAGATATTGGGCCACTAGTGTGAGTACAATCTGTAGTATAAGTGATAACTGATGAAGAAGATGTGTAAGAATCTGCTTCAGGAACTTCACTTAATTCAAATGTAAAGAAATTAGTTCCTGCAATTGAAATTCTTCTATTACCATTATAAACACTATTTTTGGCTAAGATGGAATTATAATTTAGAACTTCTAGATCTGTTATTATTTCTGTTTTTTCTATAGGTATGTTATTATCAATAATTGGATCTAATTTATAATACAATCTTTCTGGTGTAGTTTGCCCAATAGAAACTAGTACTTTAGCATCTGATGATATCCCTGTAGATCCTGACCTAGAAACACTAAAGTTTTTAGATGACCCGTCAGTTTCCCAAAGATTTGTATAACTATCGTTAGTGTAAAAATTAAGTTTAAATGCCGAATATTGTGTAGACTGCTGAAAAAATGCTAAACTAGAATCTGATATATCAAATTCCACTGTTGAACTTCTATAAGCTTTGATAGCAGGATTGATAAGTCCAAATTCGCCAAATGATGTACTAGAAATTCCAACTACACTTGGTGTTAAGTTGGTTGATTCGTAATAAGTGTTTGATAATTTAACATTGTTATTATCAACTTTTACAATATAATAAATTTTATCATTCTCTAACCCTTCACATGGCGTAGAAGATGAGTGAATTACTTTATCACCACTTTCATATCCATGATTTAATATATTAATTGTATTAGTTGTACTATTAACACCAATAGCACTAAATGTTTCTATACCAACTAAAGTTCTTCTGTGTGTATTATTGTACTTTACAACATATGTTGTCGCAAATGATGGATTAACATCTATGATAACTTCATGTCCTGCATGAATTTCATGATTCACATCAGTCGTTACAGTTACAGTTCTTTTTGAAACGTTTCCGGAAATATTATCATAGTTTGTTGTAAAACTATGATTAGATTCACTACCAATACCAGTGAAAAATAATGTTTTTGAAGTATTACCCACACCATCAAACCCACCAGTTGATCCCAAACCAACTCTTTGAGTTGCAATTCCAATTAAATCGTTAGAGATTCTAGCAACAAACAATTGTTGATTTTCTGCTAATGTTGCCGCAACTCCAATATTTTGATATTCATTATAAACTATACCACTACCACCATTTGAGGAATATGTTAGTATATCACCAGTCTGTAAGTTATGATTTCTTATGTAAAGAGATTTAATAGGAACTGCTAGAGAACTTGATCCAAAAGTTGTTCCAAGACCAACAGTGTTTAATCCAAAAGAACTAAATTGTAATACTGATCCAATTCCAACAGCTGTTGTACCAAGACCTACAGTTTCTGATGGTTTAAAATATATTTCTTTATTTCTTTTAAATTCATATTTTGTTTTAAATCCAGAGTTAATAGTAAATCTTCTTGAATCTTCTATTAACAAACTTCCAACAGTATGAATTCCGCCAGTAGTTCCATCTACAGATCTTAAAACTTTAAATCTAGAATTTTTTGTGTCTATATTTAAAACTTTTACTCTCTCTGTTCCAATGCCCAAAATATCATTAGGTACAATATTTGATCCAGTTAAATTTGAAGATACATTAAAGAATGTTACCAATCCAGTAATACTTGTGTTACCAACAGCAACCCCTGTAGTCCCTAATCCAACTAATGCAAATCTCTCACTAGACACACCGATTGTATAAAATCCTTCGATTTTTGATGATGTAGTAGAAATACCATTAACATCAACAATATCTAATGCATTAAAATTATGCGGTGATGTAGATTCCACAACATAAGTTCCTTTCTTTTTCGAAGGAATTAATTCCACATTAGACAATTCGGTTATAGATGCACTAATACTATTAACATCTCTACCTTTTAATCTAGAAATTTTTCCTGCAGCACCATATCCAGTATTATCTAAGTCTGAAAAATTTAAAGTGTCTCCAACTTTATAATTATCTCCAGAACTTTTTACATCTACTCTAGAAACTTTTCCTCTAGATGTAGATACAATTTTTCCTGTTTGGGATAAATTATTTGGAGAATATATGTAAGGGTAATCAACTCCATCCTCTCTTAAATTATACGAAATTGTATTTCTGCACCAATTATTATCTTCAATGTCATAATCATCTTGGTTTGATGATTTTTTGAAATTAAATTCATTAGGAGTTGAATAATATTTGTCACCTAAAGTATATGGAAAGACTGGAAGTTTAAAACTTTCAAATACTCCAGAAGACTCTACAGAATCTGGATTAACTGTTGCAAAATATGCATATGTTCCATTTGGATAATCTGGTGTTATACAAAATCTTCCATTATTTCTGTCAAGATACTTATCATCATCATTTTCATAATAAGTAAAATCTTCAACAAAAAATCCTAATGGGAAAATTGATACCGGTGGACCACCTATACGTGAAGTATTAAGTTTGTAACTCGAATTCATGAGGGTTACTACTCCCCCATTTTTATTTGAATATCCATATGGACCATAAATTGGATTTCCATCATAAGCCCAACCAATAATAGGTGAGTGATCTGTAAATACTGTTTCTTGAGAGTTTACCCGTTTCAAATCCAATTTTCCATAAAGAGTTTCTCCTAACTCGTTAATGGAATAAACCATTTGTCTCAATGCTCTAGGAGGATATAATGAGTAACACTGCAATCCAAAATTTTCATTCAAAGAATTTCTAATAATTACATCATCCGATCCAATTAAATTATTGTTATATAATTTTTCAAATAAATTAACTCTCCAAGTTTGTAATCTAGGAACGAATTGAAAATCTCTTTCCGTTGCAATTATTTCAATGTCAACTTCTCCAGAAACATATCCAAGTCCAGGTTCGATAACCTTTACTTCACGTAGCATTCCATTTTCAATTATTGGAGTCAAAATACAACCAACTCCAGAAGAAGAAATTATATCAATATCTGGAATAGATGTATAATTTGATCCAACATTATTTACAATTACTTCAACGATTCTTCCATCAGCGGAAACTACTGGTTTCGCTTGAGCATTTTTTCCAGAAATAACCGATACATTGGGTGGTTTTTTGAAATTAATAATCTCATTAGTTCCATACCCAGATCCTTTATCGGATAAGTGTACTGATGTCAGTTCTCCCCTGAAAATTGGTTGAACCTGGACTTCATATGCACTAGATTCAATTCCAGTAACAGTTTCTATGCCAACAGGACCTTTAATTGATACTGAGATTGGAATGTAATTGAAGTGGTGTGTTCCGCTACCAGAAGAATTAAAATCTATATATTGTCTAGTCTCATAAAAGAAAGTTTCATTTCCTACAGAACCAATTTCAGATAATTTGAAATTATTATTATCAACTACTGTGATGTAGTAATTATTTGTATCATTTAATCCACCAATATTTGTAGTTCCAGAAAAATATTGTAATATCTCTCCTGATTTATAATCATGATTTTCTATACTAATACTATTAGAGGAAGTATTAATTCCTGATGAAGTAACAGATCTTTTTTTATTTTGATATCCAGATCCAGTATTAACAATGTTAATAGAATCTACAACTGCTTTTTTAGAAGAACATTCAAGTGTATGTTTTCCTATACCATTAAAAGATAAGGTAACTGTATTAATACCACTAATGGCCTCTCCAACAGTATTGTGGAGTTTAATTGTAGTAGCATCAATAACTTCTGCAAAATATGTTGCATCAGTAGAAAGTCCACCAACTACTTTTTGAGAATTTGGTTTATAAACTAACTGTTCTCCATTTCTAAACTTATGATAAGTAGAAAATCCAATAGTAGAAAGAGTAACTCCTAAACCAACTCTATTCGATTGAGGATCAGAGAAAAATTCTTGAGAATGTGAAATTAATTTTAGATTAACTAGTGCATTAGCATCTTTACCATTACCACCAGTTATTGTGACAACAGGAACTTCTGTAAAATCAAATCCTCTATCAATAATTCTAAGTTCTCTTAAACTTCCATTGATCGCAAGAAATCCTGTTGCATCAGTTCCAACCGGATCTGTTATAGTTAGTTCTGGTGGATTAATTACGTCAAAGTCAATTCCAGGTGAAGATACTTTAACTTCTTCTAGTCTTCCTGTGTGAATTATATCCCTTGATTTATAATTTAAAATTTCAACTCCATTAACCAAAATTCCAGTAGAACCTGGTTTGGTTTTTACTTCAACATCACTATTAATTGGAGTAGCAATTTCTCTATAGAGTTTTTGGGGCTCGGTATTTTTATTCTTTGTTTCAGATTTTTCTAAAATGTTATCTTTAACAGTAGTACTTTCTATAACTATAAATTTTGAGGTATATAAGTTAGCTAAAGACCTTGCCAATTTTATCTTATCATGATCCACTCTGAAGATATAATATATTCCCTCACCACCAGTATCTCCACCAAATAATGAAGACAAAATTGTAGTTTCTTCTGCAGTTTCTCCATCACCAATCTCAACTGTACTCGTAATTTTTTGTGGAGTATATGCTACAGATTCTCCACTATAATATCCATGATTTGATATCTCTAAGGTGTCTCCTACAAATGAACCACTAAAAGTTTTTATTGGTTTATTTGCAACAATTGGTTTTTCTTTATAAGAAGGTAAAGAGTTTGATGCAACTAAAATTGAATCTCCATATTGCTTTTTATAAACATTTTGAATGTTTGCATGAAATTTATTAATTTGGGGGAAAAATGTAGATGTTACTTTTCTTATACTTCGTTGTGCATAATATTCTACACCAGCATTAAGAGTACTAGAAGTTTTAATCGTTATAGTTCTAGAAGAAAGGATATCAGAAACTTCTGCATTATAAATTTCAGCACCTGATGCTGAAACAATAATCAGATTATCACCAAGTAGTAAATAATTATCTTTATTGAAAGTTAATTTGTATGTTTTTGGGGAAATATTTCCAATTAATTCAATATTTGCAATTAAATATTTTACTGGGTTATTATATAACCAATTTTTAAACTTAAATGAATTTTCCTCAACACCAAGAGTTTTTATATTAAAACTATCTCCAGGTTTATAGTCATATATTCCATCCTGTTTTGAAAATCCAGATAGAACTGAAGAGAGACGAACTACAATTGATGAACCATTTTCGTCTGGTTTGACTGAAGCAAAATCTTCTGTACTTAAGGTATCTCCATCAATTAAGGTTTCAGTGATATTACTACAGTCTAAGAACTGAGTTATTGTTTTTGATGTATAGGATACGATACCAGATTGGTTAGCAACTCCTGTGGGATAATCTACATAGAGAGTTCCAGAGTTTGGAAATCCAATTGTCGAGTCAACATCAATAAATGTTGATCCAGAAGAAACATTTCCAATTATATGAGTTTTTGGTGCAACTTTGAATTCGCCTGAGGTAGATCCAAGAACACTGGCATTTCTATTATATCCACCATCATATGAAAGTTTAAAGAAATTTTTTCCAATCCCAGTATTAATTTTTTCTACATCATATATTGAAGTGTATGTTTTATCATTATCTCCTTGAAATATAGTCCTACTATCCAGTTCTGAAGGATTACCAATAATTGGTTCAACTAAAAAATTAGAAGTAACTAAATTTCTAGCATTTGATGGTGTAAATAAAGATTCTCTAGGCTTTACAATTTCAACATTTACTCCATAAAGAGCATTAAAAAGAATCTTATAGGACTCATCTGTTCCTTTACTTGTATAAAAATCCTTTGACTGCTTTATGAATAAATTTTGATTGATATTAGAGGCTAATGGTCTCTCAGATAATCCAGGTAAAAATTGAAGTTTTGCTTTACTTAAAAATTCCTTTAAAAATAAACAACTTAAATTTTGTATAGTATCACCATCTGCATGTTCTTCTGCCAATGTAGAACTAAAAACAAGTTCTCCTGAATTGGAATCTGAATTATATGAAGTTACACCATTAAATCCTCTAATACAACCAGTAAAAGAAGATATTGTTTTTCCAGTATATGTTATTACTTCATCACCTATTTTTAGAAGTCCATAAGAACTAGGAAAATCTGTAGTTCCTTTTGGAGAATCTGAAAGATTTATATTAATTGTTGTTGAATATTCATCAGTATCACCACTCAAGATTACTTCATGATCTATTGAAGTTTGTTCATCCAGTTTTACATATTGATCAATATTTTGAATTAAATCAATAGGACCACTTTTATATTCTTGTCCAATATAATATTGCTTTAAAAATTCAGAGATAAGGGGGAACTCATTCTCAACATATGTTGGGAGTTGATTCTTAACGATGTTGCTAAACTTGATTCTTGTTTCTGACATTTTTTTTGTATATCTCTAAATTAGTAACCGCTGCCAGCACCCGAAGGCGTTGATCCACCAGAAGTACCAGAAGTTGAAGTTGTTCCGGTAAAAGAATTATTAGTGGTAGTAATATCTGCAGTAGTAACTACAGTAGGTGTAACATTTTCTGGTCCACCAACACGAACCAAATTACCTTCTGCATAAGAAGAAGATACAATGTAACTTGATGCTGATGGATCTAGTCCTGATGCGATTTCGTCTGACACCATTTCAAATGTACTGTTACTAGTATCTAGTTGCAAATAAAGGTCCTGTAATCCGACAACATCATTTGACAATGGAGTTGCTTGAATTTCAATAATTTGTTGACCATCTTTTTCCATACCAGCAGTAATATTAACTGCATTGATAGTTATTATCCCATTTATATAATCAATAGTTCCTACATTAGATCTTACAATAGATGGATTTTGAGATCCTACATTTGGAAGACTGAAGAAGAACAATGAACCAGTTGTTCCTTCCGAGTTTGGAATATCTCCAAGATATAGATTTTCAGTAACTCCAAAAATTCTAAATGCAGAAGATTTTATATTATATCCAGAATTATTTGCAATATGAAATTGATTTCCAAATCCAATTTGATATTCTGCAAGTGTACTGGGTACAACTCTCAAATCTCTTCTCATCTTCATAACAGTAATGTTTGATGTTACTGATGGATGACTATCATCAATAATTTTCAAAAATTTACTATATTTAAACCGAGCACCATACTTATTCAATTCAGTAGAATTTGCATACTTAGACGCATTATTAGAAACTATTGAAGAAACATCAGCTGGTGACGGTGCTAAATTTGTGTTATAGTAAATTTTTGAACTTATTTCAATATAAAGATATTTAAGATCTAAGATTTCAGGTACAACACCTGCAACTGCATACTTCTTTAATTTTAATTTAATATTTTCTTTAATCAGATTTGGTAAGAAATCTCCAAACTTTGGTTTTATACTAATGAAAACTTTTCCATATTGTGGTGGGTTTAATTCTTCTCCACCAAAAACTGAAATTGATTCAGTATCTGGATATATTCTTGCTGGAATAAGAGTTTCATAATCATCTGCAGTTACTGCACGATTCTGAGTGGCATAAATTTTTGGTGCATATTTTCTAACAGACTCTACACCCTCAATTGCGGATCCACCCCTAGAACTAAATTCTGGTGTTACAAGTGATATTCCGCTAGTAACAGTGTATTCATTACCATCTCTTGTATAAGTTATTCTTCCATTGAAAGAGAATTGTGAAAATCCATTTCCAGCATCACCATTAGATGTCAAATATGTTACAGTAATATAATTTTGGTCCTCAAGTTTTTTACCAAAACTTCCATCGCCAAAGAAAAGTTCATATCTCTCATCAGATACTTCCTGTAAGAAATAAACTTTTGATTCAGAACCAATATAAAATAAATTATCTTGTAAAGAATATTTTACAGTAGCTGTAGCAGATGAATTATTCCTAACACTCACTCTAATTAATTCAGTATCAATACCAATGTTAGGTAGGATAAATTTTTGCTGAGGGTTTCTATCACTATAAGTGAAATTCTTTTCTACAACCACTCCTTCATAGATTGGTATATTATTGAAAGAA